CTGCGTTAACACCCGTTGCTAGTATCGCAAGGTCAGCTTTACCACTAGCATTTAATCCATATGTAGCGGGTACCGCTCTCGGGTTAGGCGCTTTACAAACAGGACCAGGACAACAACTACTGGAAACAGCTGCAGAGAGTGGCGTAGATACAAGACGATCACTAGATATGGCATTGTTTAATCTTCAAGCTTTAGGGGAAGAAAAGGTAAAGCGTACGAAATCTAAATTTAATTCAATGGTTAGTAAAGGGATGAAACAAATTAAAGCCAGTACTTCATACGGTAAAAAGGGTGTAATCAATGCCCCAAAGAAGGCTTTTAAGGCAGTTGTAGCGGCTGCGAGTGCTGTCACTAGGGGTAAAACAGTACCGAAAAGCGGACTTAAGCGTAAATTAATGTTATTAATGAGGCGGATATAATGAAAAAAGAATTTGTAATGAGAGGACAGACAGCTAGTGGAGAGACTGAAGTATTGAACTTTAGTGGGTATAAGCCTGGATATGCATATAGGATGACAGCGTTTGATATTTACCCTAGTGCGGGTATTGGAACTAACAATGCTGAATTGGCCGCTTCAATAACAGCAGCTAAGACATATGAAGATCCATCTAATCCTAATTTCAATAATGAGGGACTAATAGCAGTAGCAACTAGAGACCAGCAAGTAGGACCAAACGACAGAACCAACGAAAGGCAATCAATAGTTAATGATACGTTTCTAATTACACAAAATTTAATCCTGGCTGTAATAGATACCGTTGCCGGTTCACCAATGCCTGTTAACTGGCAATGTAGGTTTGTATCTGTTAAGATGACTGGACCAGAAGAAGCAGTAACTAACTTTAAACAATTCACGATTAGTGATGAGTAAGATCTACCACATCGATTTAGATTATGTGTTAATTGAAAAGATTGTGATGAGGGCAGTTCTAGCTATTGTTAGCTATGAATGCCTGGTATAGTTCTGGGAGAGAGTCCCAACTCTCCCCTGACATCGTTTACCCCCCCTTTTTAGTCTAGCATTTTGGGAAAGTCAGTCGTTCTCCATCTACAATCTTTACAATATCCACAAATCTTTCTACTAGGAGGGTTTCTTATTTTCTTATCGCAGCGTTTGCAGTTAGTAGCTGGCATCTAATATTTACTCCTGGTAATCATGCCTTCAATTAAATCTGTTTTATCGTTTCCACAAGTTTCACAGACCCATATCTCAAAATGATTCTTATCTGTATCTCTTAGATACTCTCTATATCCTGAACATTTACTACAATAGGCTTCTGGACCTCTAACCTTTCGGATCTCTTCCACTTGCATATTCATTTTCTCCCTAATCCATTTATTAATTAGATAACTGGCCTTCTTACCAGTTCTTTCACACTCTACTTTTAAGAATGTTATCTCATCCAACCCTAAAGTGAATGCTTTGCCAACTTTAAATTCTTTCATACGTCCCATAATTCATTATTAAGTATACCTATATAATAATATTATTATTAATCAAATAGATATGTCGGTTTCTTTTTTTTTTTTTGTATAACTGTTCTTTTTTTAGTTTTATTATTATATTATTATTGTTTGAGGTAGATATAAGTAGTCAACTTCAGGTTGTATAGTATGGCAAGAAGTGACACTTTCTTTTTAAGAGCTAACATAACAAGCTCAGGAACTGCTTATGTTTCTGATAATATAGACATATCCGCATATACGGACCCAGCTCGAGGGCGAGTCCTGGTAGTAGATAAAGGGTTTATAACCTTCTCAACGGATAGTAATGGACCAGTAAAACAATCAGATATTGACTCAGTTATTGGTGATCGCTCAATGGGAGCGCAAGTTTGTTCTGAAAAACAGACTAGTTTAGTCGCTATGGATAACAATTCACTCTTTATGAAGTCTAATCTTTACGCTTCAAACACCGTCAATGATGCTGGTGGAGCCGGAGTAATGGGCTTAATGGAGCAGACCGATGCACTAAATCCAGCAGAATTTGTTTCAGGATTTATAATTCCTACCGATGCTATCCATGTAGGTGTTGATTCAACAGTCGCTTGGACTGCAGAACTTGACATTGGCTTTTTGTTTGAAGTCCACACAGAGAAATTATCACTACAAAGAATTCAGGAATTGTTAGTAAGTCTCACCGCTAACTAATACTAATGTCTAAATTTACCAAACGTGAATTGGAGATTATGGTCTCGGCCCTTGCATTAGACAAAGGTCTAGACTTCCTTACTGGAGGTAAATTAAACAAATACAGCCGTAAAGCTGCAGTACAAATAGTTAAAAAAGTACTACCGGCTGCGTTAACACCCGTTGCTAGTATCGCAAGGTCAGCTTTACCACTAGCATTTAATCCATATGTAGCGGGTACCGCTCTCGGGTTAGGCGCTTTACAAACAGGACCAGGACAACAAC